GTCCAAGTCTCAGATCTATGTTCGTGGGATTGGTATGATAGTTGTTGACCTGGGTTTACAGTAATCTTTTTTACTTTACATTGGGGTTCATCTAATAATACTTCAAACTTACCCCATGGTCTATTTTCTACTTCATTTTTCATAGCTCTAGTTTAATCTGACCTTTTATGACCTTATTAATATGCCTGTTAGCACAGAGTGCTGATTCTTGTATAATACGTTGTCCTGATAGTGTTATTGCTTCTGATAGTATAATACTACCATATCTAAAACTAGGTAAGGCTAAAGCACCATACAAACTATTTAGTAGAATCTTCATTGTGTATTGCATTAAATAATAATATTCACCTTCTTTACTATTACCTACTTTATATGCTTCTTTCATCTTGCCCTTATATATTACCCTTTCATCAAACCATTTTTTAAGGATAGTTGATAATAGTGATTCACGATCAGTTTGAAACATAGCACCGTTTGCTGATATTGATAGATTACCATCTTCTACTGCTGATATTATGGTAGATGCTTTCTTAAACTCACGATTACCATTAGCATATTCTAAGTTAAACTCAGTATCGGGATCCATAGATTTTAGATCGTTTAATGCTAAGTGATTATCTCGATCATTGTCTGGTATGATCCTCGCTACAAATGTCTCTTTACCTATGTTTAACGTCATAATAATCGATGGGTATAGTGATGTTAAATCCTCATCAAACATATACTTGTATAAACCAGCTGCAGGACAAAATAAATAACCACCAGCATAGTTTTTCTTCATTATAGCGTTTCTATCTTTTTGGGGTGGTATCATCCCTTGAGATATTAGGTAAGCTGATATAGCTCCATCTTGTGTTTTTGATGAGGCATAAACTTCTTCATAGTTATGTTTACCTTTATGACATATGTTTCTAGTTAAGGCTAAATATTGGAGTTTTTCATCTAATAACTTAAGGATTTCAACATCTACAAAGTTATATTCCATAAACTTTTCAATATCCTCCTCAAATAATCTATCTAAAGATCCATCGTATTCGATTTTACCTTTACCAACATATTTTTCACCTATAGCATCTAACTTCCAAGATGGTTCATCTGCCCAACTATACTTTTTATGTAAACGAATATAATCTAACGATTGCACTCCGGCTATTCTAACATAACAATCTCTATAATACCATACGTCTGATGTTGCTTTAGATTGTACTTGTCCTATTGGTGATAACTCGTTACCCCAATCTGGACCTAATACTTTACATATTCTGTAATATAAATAAGGTATATCGAAGTAATCGGAGTTATAACCTATAAGGATATCTGGGTCCATTTGTTTATATTTTTCAATAAACGTTGATAATAATCCTTGTTCAGTACGACATGGGGTAATGTGTCTATTACCTTCTTTTTTCTCCTGGATTTGACCTTTAGGATCTAAAATAACAATGCCCCACTCATCGAGTTGTTTATCCCACCATGCAATAGAAGTAACCTTTTTAGGTGATGATTCTATATACTCTACAGTAAGAGCATCACCCATTTCAGTTTCAATATCAAAAAATACTTCACGATGGCCAGTAGATGGTTTATCGTTAGTTCCATATTTTTCAATAAGGAACTTTTGATGTGCCGGCATATCTCCAAAGTGTAGACCAAGTTGATTTTTCTCATACTTGTATACATTTTTAAGAGGTTCGTTATGAATACCTCTATGGGTTGCTTCACCCTCACTACACTCTTGATAAGCTGTATTCCACCAATCTATTTTTTCATATGCTCCATCATCAGTCCAAAGGTGCATAAGGTATTTATTTTTACCCCTAAACTGTGCGTGTATTTTTTTATACATTAAATAATTTTATTAAATTCCTATACTTGCTAAATGAAATTTTTGTAACTCACTATCTGTAAAAAATTGTAATAAATCAGGTTTAAAATAGTTTAGTGCTTTCATAACTTTTCTATCACGTGTTCTATAAACTACATAACGATCACCAATTTTTTCAAAGTGACATGCTTCACTATACTCCTCAGATCGTCTATATACTGTTTCTTCTGCTTCTTCTTCAGTTTCACATGATTTAGACATATTTGAAGCTTGAACTTCAGCATATGCGTCTTGGATTTTATCTTTTAACCCATGTAACATAGTACCGTTTCCTAATGAAACATATGTAATATCACATAAAGCATCTAAAATCTCTACAATATTACCTGTTTTACAAGCAACTTTATATTCTTCTAGTTCTTCAAGTATAAAATCATAGACAAACATCCATTCTGATTCTGTTGGAATGGTTGGAGTATAGTTATTTGGTTTACCAAATGTTTCGTTAAATATTTCTACTTCACTTACAAATGGAACAAAATCCTTTTTGCTAAATAATGATAACTGCTCTCCCATTATACTACTTTTAAGATGTTAGATTGTTTTAGACTTACTATTTTAAAGTTAGTTTCACCTAACCCTTCTAGCATTTTATAGGTATTTGCTTCTGCTTCAGTACCTGTGAATGCATTTACTAAATAGTTTTCCTTTACTTTTTGAATACGACCTCTATCGTTTTCTCTTTCAAACTGTGCTGTAACTTGCCAATAATTTTTCATAACTTTGTTTATTTATTTATATTATATAATATACGAAACTATTTTTACTTAACCAAATAATCTTGTATTGCTTTTGAATCTTCATTCTCCCATGGATACACTAACCATTGTCTTTCATTTAATAATAAACTAGCATATATGTTAGGTTCTACTATTGCTGATTTCTTATAGTGCAAAGTTGCGGTATAAACTCCAGGTGCCTCCTTTATAGTTACTCCTGAATCACAAATATCATCTACCACTAATGTATTTGGATCTATTAATTCTGTGTATGGGATTCCTAGTTTATGGGATAACATTACAGCAGGTATTAAACCTCCTCTTGCTATACCCATTACTGATCCTATTTCTGGTAGTTCGTCTAGTACTTTTTGAGCTAAAATATCAACTAGATTATCTACTTCTCCCCAAGTTAAATATACTTTATAGTTCATGGTTTTTAAATATTATGACCTCCATTATTTATTTTTAACGAATCGAAAAACTCTTTACGTGCTAAGTTATCGTTTTGAGAAAACACACCTGATGCTTTAGTTGTTACCATAGCAGCGCCTTGATGTTTAACTCCTCTACAACTTACGCAGTTATGAGTTCCTACAATAGTTACAATAACACCTTTATTACCATCTGTGATTTTATCTACTGCGTTATGGATTGCTGATGTTAGTTGTTCTTGTATTGCTCCTCTACGACCAAATAACTCTACTATTCTATTTAGTTTAGATAAGCCTATTACTTGTCCTTCTCCACCTGCTATATATCCTATATGAACTACTCCTCCAATAGTTTGGTGGTGGTGTGAGCACATAGATGTTAGTGGAATATTTCTTTCAATAACAATACCATCATAACCATCTGATGGGAAAGATGTTATAGGTGACATAGCTGTATATCTACCACTCCATAAATCGTTTACATATGCTTTAGCAACTCGCTTTGGTGTATCTGATGAGTTTGGATCGTTTCTCCAATCACACTTTAAGGCATCTAAAAACTTACCATAAGCTTCAGTTGCTTCACTTATCATAACATCCTTTTGCTCTTGATTTAAGGGAAAGCCTTCAGCCACACCATTCGCAAAACCTGTTTGTACTACTTCTAAATCGTTGTGTTTATCTTTATGTTCCATATTATATAATATACGAAGGGAGAGTTAGGATAACAAATTTTCTATCGCTGTTCTTCCTTCAAATTTCCTAAAATTATTGTTTTTTACTTCTATTATTGTTGGGTATGCTTCTAAGTTAAATGCCTCCTCTAACTCCTTATTTTCTATGGAGTTTATTTCAAATAGGAGATGTTTCGATTTTTTTAAAATAGGTTTGGTAAGTTCACAACTACCACAAAAAGGTGAGAAAAAGTATAAATATACTTTCTCCCCGCTTTCCATTATCTCTTTAAACTTTTCTTTAGTCATTCTCCTTTATATAACTTTCTATTTTATCTATTAACTCTAATACCTCATCTGGTTCCATTGTTATAGCGCAACATACTCCTATGTTTTCTTTTACCTCACTTAATACGTCAAGAGCTTCTTGCTTAGTCACTATACTTCTCTTTGATCCTCGAAGGCAATAATATGTGGTCTCCAAGTCATACGATAACCATGATCTCTTACCCAATCAAATACTCGTGGGTATGATTCAAATAAAGATGCTCTTGAATCACCTGCTGGCATAAACCATACTTTATCGTTGGGAACATTTATAATATCTAAGAAGTCTAAGATCTCAGCTAATGCTTCCTTGTCTTCTCCACCCCATACTGGTTTTATGTGGTAATCGCTATGATAATCTAGCGTTTTACGTATAGCATCAACGTTTAAACGCAGTTTATTATGTTGTTTAATCATCTTGGCGCCCATCTTTTCGTCTAGTATATTACCGTTAGGTAAAGTGGCTCCTATAACAGGAACACTATTACCAAACTTAGGAGATAGTGAAATAAGATTAATAGGATAATCGGTTTCTAAGAAGTGAGAACCCTCAGTTTCCATGGTAATAAAGATACCTCTTTCGTTTGCTAAGTTAGTTAACTCGTTACATAAAGCAGCATGCATAGTAGGTGAACCACCTGTTAACATCATCTCTTTGATGTGGGGGTTGTCATCATATGCTTTGATTATATCCTTAAAGTTAAAATGTCCTTTTTCTGGATGTATAGATGTATACCAAGAATCGCACCACCCACCTTCACCAAAATAACATCGGTGAGTGCATCCAGTAGTTCTAATAACTACTGTTGGATAACCTGCTCTAGATCCTTCTGATTGTACCGCTGTATAGATTTCAACGATAGGGAGGTTTTTTTCGTAATCCTCAATACGTTTTAGTTTGGACATATGTTAATTTTTTTAAGTGGTTATACCGTCACTTTGAACCGTTTTATTGGATTCAATATAATAAGGCTCCTTTGGGGAGCCTAGTTACTTTACAATAAATATGGGTTTAGATTTTATTCAATATATTATTTACATCAAATATTTCACTTACTTTCATATAAGGACATTCGTGGATATTATTTTCAAACTGGTAATCAAACGTATAAGAACCTATTAGTTGATTTGCTCTTTTAGGTAGATTTGCTGATATATTATTATGTAGTTGGTACCCAAATACTTTAGGTGATGTACCCACCCATAGTACTGTTGATTTTAGATTCATAGCAGCAGACATATGTTGTAGACTAGAATCTATTAAAACACGTTTTTTAGATGCTTGTAATAAACCACATAAATCCATATTAGACATTTTTGTGTCTATTCTTTCTACGTTTTTTAACTCATACCCATCAGGTCTTGTAATCTGGATGATATGGTATTGTTGAGTAAACTTACTTACTATTTGTTGTGCTACCTCCATTGGTATGTCTCGAGTCCAGGAATAAGCATATTTTTGACCTTCCATAGGACCACCACCTGATTGGATTACCATTATTGGTTTTTCTCTATTCCATAGTGTTGGAAGCATACCTTGTGGGTAGTTAGGTATGATTACAGGTAGTTGTCCACTATACTTTAGATCCATCAAATCACACCAGTTTTCTAATAAGTGTTTTTTCTTGGTTATATGATCTGATTGATTATATGGTTCGTGCTTGGATATGATTACATCTTTGTTTTCAATATAATCTTGATAGAAATAAGGTGATTGACCTAGTTGGTATACTCTATCTACAAGTGGATTATTTAAATATATTTCAGGATGAGAGGAAATCATAATAAGTTTCCTATCTGGGTGTTTTTCTTTAATAGTTTTTACTAAAGCAGAGGCTGCAATATTTTTACCTAAACCACCTTGTATATGCCAGATAAAATATTTATCTCCTGTAGGGGTTGGAGTAGTTGGTTTTGATTGGAAAATATATCCTTGGTCCATATTATTTATTGATTAGGTGATACAAAGTTAAATGCTATAGATATTCTTTCTTCATCTGTATCATTACGTTCTACAGAGTGTTTAACCCAAGATGGAAATAGATAAAACATAGATTCTTTAACAGGGCATGGAATAGTAGTTGCGTTTGCCATAGTTGGTTCTCTTTCTACCTTAGATGTTAAGAAAAACTCTGCTGTATCTCCTCTATGTAATAATAAATCACCCATATTCTCTTTAGGTACTGAAACATAATATGTTCCACTTAATACACTATTTTGATGATCGTGTGGGGTATTGTAATCGTGTTTACCATTTATATTAATCCACCAGTTACCTAATATTAGATTTGATGTTCCTGTATAACGTTGGGGTACATCGTTTACAAACGCAGTTAGTTCAGTAAATAACTGATCTAGTGATGGTGGTATAGGAGTAATAAGTTCTCCACTATGCCATCCACCTTTATTTGATATATTAATACCAGGTTTTTCATCTCTTACTTTAAGACAATAATCTGCTATTGATTTATTATCAATACCTTCTACGGGACAATCCCAAACTGGTGTAGTCCACCATAACCTTTCAAAAACTTTAAATTCCATATGTTATTTTTTATCTTTATCTTTGGATATTTGTAGTTGTAGTTTAGCATCTTTAAAGTTTTGAAGTTGACCTTGTGATGTTTTTAATCTTTCTAACGTTTTAAGTGGTCCTAAAGCGTTTAAAACCTCTGCTTGGGATGAACTATTCCCTAACGTATCAACTCTATTCTTTAAAGCTAAACTATAAGAATCAGCTTGATGGGTATTTACATTTTTAGAATCAAATGAACCATCGTCTAGTTCTGCTTTTATTTTAGACCAAGTAGCTATTTCACGAACACGATCTTTAGCTGTTTGTTCCATATTAGCTCTATTATATAGATTCTCATCTAAATCGATTCGTATTTCTATTTGTTTTAAATCATCACCTACATCTATAGCCTTTTGCATCTTACGTTCAAGTTTTAATCTTTTAACTTCGTTTCTACGTAAGTTAAATGATAAACCCATCATACCATCAAAGTGTGCTGATTGTTCTCTTACTGATTGCCAGTATTTAGAGGCTGAAGTTGGATGTTTACCATCGTTTAGAACTGAGATACGCATCTCTGTTTCTGTTCTAAATATTTGTTTTTTAGTCCAGTTGTCAGTAAGTTCTTCTTTTAACGCTATAATAGTTTGAGCATCCTCCTCTTTAAGGACGTTTAATATAGGTTTTAAGTCTTCTGTAGCGACTAAATCTTTTGTTGTATTATTTTCTTCCATATTGATAAATATAATATTAATATACGATTTTATTTTTGATATTCCTAACTATTTGGATAGACCATATTTACTAAACTTATACCATACTCTTTCATGAAAAAAGTATAAAACCATCTTAGTGATAACTTCAATACCACCTATAGTTAATCCTGTTTCCCATGAACCTGTTATAATACCTGAGAGGATTATAGTGTCTAAAGTTCCTATAATCCTCCATGATATGGTTTTTCCTATATGTCGTTTATAACTTACCATCTTCTCTCATCTTAGCTCTTATTTTAGTAGCAGATATTTCTTCTACCTGTTGAGGTGGGGCATGTTCTATAATATCATAACCAACTCCACGTCCGTAGTTAACTGATTCAATATCTGGGATTTTGATGATTTTAACTTTATCCTCTGTTACCTCAAAGTATAGTTGTTCTTTTACGTTTTGTATGATTTCGTCAGCTGTCCATGGTTGGTCTTCACTTGGTTCTACGTCTCGAACTGCTACGCATACTTTTTTACCTTCTTTTAATCTTTGATCGATTAACCATTTATGACCATCATGCCATGGTTGCCATCTTCCTATAAATAAACTATATTTCATCTAATATTTTTTTAAGTGATTGTTCTGGTGTGTCTGTAGTAGTATCAATATCTATAAAGTTATCTTTAGGTGGAATATACGAAATCGCTTTGAAGTGATCACGCTCTCTTGCTTCAGATGTGTGAACATATATTTCCTTTATACCATCACCTAATAGTTTTTTAAAATCTTCTCTCTGATCTATATATGGTGATACTAGAGATACAATAACGTTTACTCCTTGATTATGCAGGTAGTGAGCTATCTTTTGTGCTGTACCTACGTTTTTAACTCTACCCTCTATAGTATAGTCTTTATTTGTAAATAACTCTCTCATCTCATCCCCATCAATACGAAATGCTCTATCAAACTTATTTTTTAATAAATCTGCTAGTATAGTTTTACCTGCTGCGGGTTGTCCTGTAAACCAATATATCATTATTTATTATATTTAAAAATGTCCAAATACCACTTAAAGTTATCATCTATCCAGTTACACGTATCTACTCCTAATATTTCTTTAGAATCATCAGGTAACATACCTAAGGTATTTCTGATTGTATGATCACCATAGATACCATGTACTGTATCATCCTCTATTGTGATTTGGGGTATGTGGTTATAGTCGTGTTGGAAGGGTTCTAATCCAAAGAAGTTATAAATACTTTGTATTTGTGGTTCTGGGTTAGTACATAAATCCTCATATCTAATAAATAAGAAGTTAAATGCTGTTTTATCTAATATAGACTGGTGTAGTTTATTTACAGCGTATCCTATTGGATGACCACTTGCCCACGTTTCTACTCGTTGTTGAGTGGTAATATTTTTAAGATTAACATTATTTAATAAACCATCATCATTATCGGGGTTCATACGAAACTTCTTTTCCATAGAAGCAAATACTGCTTTTAAATCCCTTACCATAAATAAGATTTTGGGATTAGGGTTTATTTCGTTAAGTAAAGGATAATAAGAACCCCATGCTCTATTTTTATCTAGAATATAGGGTTTATCTGTAAAGGACTTTATGTAACCTTTAAATCCTTCTCTGCAATATGAGTAGAATCCTTCTTTCCACTTTTGTTTATCTCCTGCTTTGGCTTCTGTATTACCGTTGTATCCTATTCGAGTACCCAACATCATATCAATCATACCAGAGGTAGGAGTAACATGAAACTGGGGGTTTTGACCTATTAGGTTTTGTAATACTGTCGAACCTGCTCTTGGGAGAGAGGATTGGTAGTAAATCTTTTGATCCATATAACTTATTATTTATAACTTTAATATAGTATTAATATACGATATTATTTTAACTATTCCAAGTTATGCTGATGGAAGAGTATGGGTTATTGCTGATCCACTATTAGCTCCTTCTCTGTAAGTTTTACCTACTAAAGCAGTATCTACTAATGCTTGTGCTTGAGCTTGTGTTTTTTCTACTGCACTTACTCTAGTTGCCCATGTTGTGTTTTCAGTAGTCCATATTTCTCCTGGATGTCCAGATATATGAGCTGAAATTGCTTCATCGTGAGTAATAAATCCCTTTCCTGTGTTTGTTGCTGTATAATATTTGATTGCCATAATTGTTTTTATTTATTATTAAGGTTTTGTTGGTTTTGAGCTAGCTGATGGGAAAGTAGAAAGTGTAGGCCAATCTCTTAGAGCTACTCTATATGTTAGTATTGCGTCTCTATTAGGATAATCTGGTGTTTGTGATGAATTATCTGTAGAAGCAAGTTCATCATCTCTCCACTTTCTTGCTTCTGCTTGTAGTTCTGCTGTTGTTTTAATAGGGTGACTCCAACTAGTACCATCGTGTAAATCACCTACATTAAAGCCTTCTTCAGAAGCTACCCATGTTCCAGAGAATCCTGTTATGTCTTGTTGGTGCCCTATTGAAACTCCGTTTTCTATTTTATGATATGTCATAGTTAATAATATTAGTAATATAAAAGAATTGCTCCGTCGCCGCCTCCGGTGACATTTCTGTCACCACCTCCTCCAAAGCCGTGATTGCTATTTCCAAGTGTTCCTCCAAGTCCATTTTCTCCAGATCCACCAGCTCCGTAACCGTTTATTCCTTGTGCTGCTGTTGATTGTTGAGTACTAAATGCACCACCATTCCAACCAACACCATTACTACCATCTGTAGTAGATAATGTAAGTCCACCTGTAATAGTAGAAGCAGTACCTGTTGTAGCTACTGCTCCACCAATCCCTATTGTTAGTATTAAATTAGTAGCAGCTGTTGTAACTATTATTGATCTTTGAAGTATTCTACCTCCAGCTCCTCCTTCTTCGATGTTATTCCCACCACTTCCTCCACCTACCATAAGGTAACCAAGTAAGGCTCCATCAGAAAGGCTTAGGTCTGTTGCTGGATTTACTGTGAATACTGGAGGTGGATCATTAACCAAAGTTGTGGTCATACCACCTGTAGTGGTATTTGGAGTAGTGAAGGTAATATTATATGGTCCTGTGCCTGTTCCTGCTGAACTAGTTAGAATACTAGTGAAAAACATTCCACTACTGAATCTTCCTGAAAATCCTTTAAATGCATCTTCTTCAAGATTTGAATCATTTCTATTAACACCATTAAATTGAACAGCTGTAATAGTTCCGGTAGCAACACCACCAGCTACTGAAGCAACGTTGATGGACCAACTTGGTACTGTAGGTGCGCCATCATTAAAATCAGTTGTTACTTGTGTTGAGCCCTTCAAAAAGAACCCATTTCCAGCTATATCTGTGTCTTTGAGTGATCTAGCTGTACTGTATTTATTTATATTAAGAAGTCCTCCTCCTCCGCCTGATCCACCCCCACTTGGGAAAAATGTTGAAAAATTACTCATAATTTATTGTTTTATTTTATTGTTTTATTTTATTGTGGACCTATTATCACCCAACCTTTTGTTGCTCCTGAGTATATTAACTCAAAACTTGCTACGGCCTTATCTAATGTTAAATCTGTCGCTGCACCCATTATCAAACTTCCATTTCTTGCAAGCACACATGTTGTAACTGCTGATAAGTTACTAATTTTTATAGAATCACCATCAGATGGTGTCGCTGGAAGTGTTAGTGTTAACGCTGCTGTTAATACAAATAATGTATTTTTAACAGCCGTTGTATTAGATGATATTGTTGAAACATTATAGTTAGATCCTACAGCAGATATACCTGTTAATTCAGATCCATTCCCTTGGAATGAACCACTAAATGAACCTGATGCTGTTGTATCTCCTGTTGTTCCTGAGTATGTGAAGGTGGATTCGAAACCTCCTGCTACACCTGTGTATTCTTCGGTGCTTGGTGTTGGACTTACTCCCAAACCAGTAGCACCACCAAATGCTAAACCTGCTGTTTGGGTTCCTGCTCCTCCTATAGCATATCTTGCTGTTGCTAAAGCACCACCTGCTGACCAAGATGTACCATCGTATTCTTCGGTGCATGATACATTTCCACTACCAGGCCGTCCC